CGAGATCATCGGAATCAAGCCGTACCAGCAGCAGCCTGCCCATTCGTTGATAGTCGCCAAGGTTGATATCCCGATCAGTGTCGCCAGTAAATGATAAAATAAGTTCGTCGTCGTTTTTGTCGTACTCTGCCCCGGTGATTTTTCTTGTTATGAGATCGCCGTTGTTCATTATCATATAGAAGCGTTCGTAGCCGCAATATTGCTTGTCGAAGTTGTTGTTGATACAAGCGAGCTGCGACGATCCATTAGGCGCCGACCGCTTTAGATCGAACAGCGAGCGCGGATGTTCGATCCAAAATTGCTTGACGCGGCCCCGGCAGCCGTGGAAAAACGCGAGAACGGCTTTCTCTTCGGCCTTCGACGTACAAACAAACTCTGTCTCAAAATTGATCGGCACGTCTTTCTCAAGTTGCACGAGACGATGCGGCGTGCCGCGCTCGGAAATGACGCGCCGAAGCATTACGATTTCCGTTGACGGATCGCGCGCCCAATTGGGAGAATGCCGCCACAAAGGCGCCGAACCGAGATCCCTGATATCGTCGGCCATCAGTTGATAAACTCTTCGAACTCTAACTCAACGACCGAGTGCCGGTCCGTCGCTTCCGAAAATCCGATGCGCTTAAGAAGCCCGAAAAAGATAGGATATACTCTGATGTTTTTTATAGCATACGCCCCTGTGATCGGCCGCGTCGTCTCAATTTCGTTCGCGCTTATCGTGTCGATTCCCTTGATTTCGCCGACTTCGTTAGCGTGGTCGATAATCATCACGTATTCAGCGTTGTTGTTTAGGTTGTACATATCGGCCGTCGGCGTGGCAAGTTTTATCGTTGTATCGCCGTTATCTGCTTGCGTCGGCACAAGCATTTCATTATAGATCGGAACGCCGAAAAGTTTGTCGTGAGCATACGAAGCGAGGTTGAAAAATACCTGCGACTCGCGCGCCTGCACAAGGTATTTGGCCGAAAGAATCCGGATCGGAAGATCGAACATCGGCCGGCGCTGCTCGTGGAAACGCTCCGTTTGAAACATCACGCTATCGAACCGATAAGTAAGCGACGGCGGAGACTCCCAATTCGGGGGAACTGCCATTGAAAGAACACGAATGCCGGAAACAACGACTTGATAATCAACGCCGCCGATTGTGATTGTCCATACGGTGGCTTGAATAGCCGGTCCGACTTCATGCACGGTCAAAGGAAGTGTAAGCTCCGCACCAGGCTGTAGGATTCTTGGTAGTTTCGGAAGCAACAGCGTCGTGCCATCCGAATCTACGCCTGCTGCCATTGAAAAAACAAGTTGTTCGTCTTCCCAAGCATTCCAAATTTCGATGTTCGTTATCTGATCTTCGGTAATGAAGCCCGCGTCGATTTCAGTCGGAGAAAACCAAAGACGATTAAAGATAAAATCGCGGCCGTATGTTGTAGTTAAAAAGCCTTTTTGTTTATAAGAAAAGCCTATTTCTGCTTCATATTTATGATTAACTGCTATACCACAAGTAAATATTTCAAATTTTTCTCCGGCAGTTTTATCAAACAAATCCTTGTTTGCTGAAACAAACAGATCTTCCTTATCAACGCCGTTGAATAAAAAAGCGGCCGGAGAAATACCAACTCGATTAGCCATCAGGCACTAACCCTAAATGCCATTCCGTATAAGTTAGACATCGTTAGTGATGGAAAAACAATATATGTATCAGATCCAAATTTAATTTTTTGCCCCATGGATAAGCCGGAAAAGTGTATCCACGCAAATTGAAACGCTCCGCCTACATACCAAAACAATGTTGATGGATCCCTAAAAAAAGCCGTTGGTTGTATAGCAGTACGCTTTCCGGAATATGCGTTGTATCTAAGAAGCTTATCGCTATAATTAAATACTCCGGTTACAACGTCCTTATTGTAGCATATGTTGGTACACAAAAATCCGCCAGCTGAATATCCTATATAACGCGCGCTCCCTTTCCACCAAAGAGAAGTTATACTTGAGTTTGTTGCGACGTAAGTAAGAAAACTGTTCCAATTAGTAATGTTATTTGAAAAATTGTCCCAATAGTATGTTGATGATGTCCCGGACTGACAACCGTTAAATACGCAAGAGATCTGAGTTTCATCTTGAAGTTCTTTGTTTAGCTCTGGAATTCCAACAGCGAATGTTGCTATGTGAGACGCAGCAAATCCTAAAATAGCAATTAGAATTCGTTTATTGCCAAAGAACCAACATCCATTTGAGAACGCGCCTTGTGGTATGGACATATATGTCCACGTTGTATTATAAGTGTCCTGTAAATGTGGTATAGTCGATACAGTATCTTTGTAAATCCAGTTGTCCGGCTTTATTCCTTGATAATAAAGCAAGCGCCTTATTCCATCTCCGGCATCCATGTAAAATCTAAAGCAAAGCTTTTGGCTGCCGTGGCCGGTTGATTTGCACTCTAAAAAATCTTTATTGCCAGCAACCCATCCATATTTTCCGCCGCCAATTGAAGACCATGCTTTGCTTGTTTGAAGCTCGGTTGTCCATCCGCAACTAGTGGCGAACGACGATAGCTTTGACAAAAAGTCTTGTGCGCTTGTGATCGTGACATGTCGTATATCTTTCAAAATCGGAACGGCCATAAGATCTCCTAATTTTTATTTCAATTATCAAGAAGTAGTTGAAGACGAAGACGACGAAGTAGTTGTTATTTCTTCTCGCTCAATAGCCATAAAATCATTATAGACCGACGAAGCTATGTTGTTGAATACTGTGCATCGCCTGTTGCTAATATCGATAGTGTCTTCCGATTGTAATGAACTTCCCGCCGCCCCGTAAACGCCATCAAGATCCATAAAAACAGTTGTCTTTCCAGCTACATATACTGGATAAGTTAACATAGCATTCTTTGATGGTGATCCTACAAGAGTTCCCGGAGTCGTTACAAATTGCGTGCGCGGCTCAAGAGAAACTCCCATATCCTGCCCGGAAGCAAATAGATATTGGTTAGCCGGACTAACTATAATCGTTGCGTGTCCTTCGCTATTACTTACATAAGAAAACGGAATATACTTTCTCCAGTTACTAGTTGTAGACGCGTGTGACGTAAATGATGTAGTATAGAGCTGGCTTCCTTTGTTTACTAGTGGATATGGATACTGGCTAGGCGATCCAAAGCGCCGTCCGAATCCCAAATAGCCCGATTCGTAATTGGATCCGTTTTTAATTACAAGAACGATTCGTTGTCGATTTGAGTAAATAAAATAGGATGTCGTTCCACGATGTTGAAGAGGGATCGATGGAAGCTTTTGATATGTTTTCCATGTTGCTTGATAAGTTACAAAACCTAGTTCAACAGCATTATACAGCCAACTGGTCGGCGCTGACGACGGAAAATAAACATAACAATTGAAATTAAGACCTCCGCTTGATCCTCCATCATAGTAGAATTCGCGAAAACCAATAATTACATTTTCTTGGCCGGTCTTTCCCGTGTTTCGTATAATCAGCTCTTTGCAGCCTCCGCCGAAGCCTGCATCTGTTCCGTCCATATTAGTTGTGTTACGATATAGCAGCTCTTCCCAATCGCGTCCCGGCTCGCCGTAGATATACTTGGCTTTGATATCGCTTCCGGCATCTGGTGCCGTGCTAAATACGAGCGCCCAATCGCCGTCCTCATAGCTGATAGTTCCAGTTGTTAGTGATCCAGTCGGATCTTCGTCAACGATATTTCCGGAACCGTCGTCCGTTGCTTTAAAGTCAACCGTGCCGATGGTATAAGTGATCGTCAACCGCCCAAGGCCACAAGGAAAGTGCGCGAGCGTACCGCTGAACGACGTGATGTTTCCGTCCGGTGTGTTGTCGATCACCTCGGCCGCAACGGCCGTTCCGACGACAAAGCTTCGCAGCGTATCTAAGACGCCTCCCGGCCCATACGGAACGATGTTGGTGCCGGCCTGATATACAAGCGTTCCAGATTTGAAAGCTTGATTGAAACTCACCGTTCGCCCTCGTTCAAAATTTTATTGACCGCGAACCGGCGCCGTGTCATCACGTTCAGAACAGCTTCCTCGCCCGGCCGCGACTGCAAATGCTGATCATATTGCGACGGATCAACGACGTTGACGATTGTCATACCACCGCCGGACTTGCCGCCGGACGGAGCCGAAGCCGAAGATCCGGCGCCGACAGGGCCGCCGGCCGCGAAGCTAAACCGCGAGGACGGCGGCCGCGAAGGCGCCGAGTAGGCCGCGAGGACGGAGCGCGGTACTGTTCGCCGGCGAATAGCTTCCATCGCTTGCTCGCCGTAGTATTTGACGGCCGAGACCGGATGGACAAACTCCCCGGCCGTTAGCATGGCCGGAATGTTATCGGCGCGATCGTTGGGACTCCATCCTTCGACTGACCCTCCGGCGGCCAAACTCTGATTGCGGATCATAGCGACGCGCGCCATGCCGCTTGCAACGGCTGCCGCCGCTGCCGCCGCCCCGAGCGCCGGTCCGACATAAGGGATATTCGACAAAGAATTGTAGGCTTTCTGCGCCGACTCATACGTCGACATGATGGTATTCACGACCGCAAGCGCTTTTTGTGCGTAAAAGAACTCTTTTGCTTTCCGGCCGCTCGCTTCGTACATATCGCCGAAAGCCTGCTCCGTGGCGTCGAGCGTCATTTTAGCGGCTTGAAATACAGTCTCTCGGATGGCCTTTTGTTGCTCGGCAAGAAACGTTTCCTTGCCAACAATCATCGCCGTCCGCGCGTCTTGGAATTCGGCCTCCGTTATCAATTCCTGCTCGCGCGCCATTTTTAGCGCGTCAAGTTTAAGCGCCAACTGCTCTTCATAGTCCGCAAGCTCTGCCGCCTGCACATCAAACATCGAGCGGCTTTCTTCCGGCGTTTGGGACAAGGCGAGCTCGCGCAACATCTGCCTTGCCGCAAACTGCGCCTCATGCATTCTCGTCTCTTCCTCGAGACGAGTCTTCGTCATATTGAGCAATTCTTGCTGATGCTCGAACTCGGCCGCGCGCATTTTATCGTACAACGCGACGCGTCGCGCCGGATCTTCCTCTTCTTTGATTAGCTCTTCAAAGGCGACGCGCTCGGCTTCGCCGCGCTGCTTAGTGATCGTGATACGCTGATCCCAATACCGCTCCCAAGTCTCGATGCCCGCCTTATACGCCGCCTCAGAACCGGCGATAGTTTCAGCTAACATCTGCTTTTGAAGATCGGCTTCAGCACGCGCGCGATCCGACGGCTTAAGGCCAGCGGCCAGTTCTTCGCGCTGGCCGGCCGAGGAAAGCGCCGCGAACCGCGCGGCGTCGGCGGCCGCCTCTTCCTGCATTCGTTTTCTAAGAGCGTCCTGTTCCTCGGCTTGCCGGCGCGTCTCTTCTGCCGCCAGCTTTTGATTGTTAGCAATGCGCGCAAATGTAGCTTCGAGCTTAGAGACGGCTGACTCTTCGCTTGCCAACGCAACCAAACTATCGGCCGCGCCGACCGCGATAGTGTTGTAAAGCTCGGCCGCCTCTGCCGTAGTCTTCTTGTAGGCTTCGCGCTGCTTTTCAGTTTCGGCGATCTGCGCCGTCGTGCCCTCGATAAGCTCTTTAGTTAGTTGCTCGGCCGATCCCGACGTCGAGCGAAGCTGCACCTCAAGCTTCGCCATCCGATTAAGCATGTCGGCCGATATGAACTTCGCGCCGAGCTCGCGCGCGACCTCGAGGAAATACCGAAGCTCTTCAACGATCCCGACGATTTTATCTGTGATCCATCCGAACGCGCGCGTGGCCGCGTCCGCGACTTTAGCGAAAGCAAGATTAAGCCCGAGGATGCCCTCTTTAAAGAGGAGCATATAATCGCCGACGCCTGATTCGTAGATAGCTTTGACAAGGAGCGCCCACGCTCCCTTCAAAGTTTCGAGGAGCATTTTTGCGCCGCGCCAGCCGTCGTACATATAGGCAAGCGCCGTCATCGCTCCCTTGAGTGCGTCGATTACGCCGGACGCCCAAGATTTCACGCTGCTGCCGGCGTCGGCCATTGACTTAGTTACGTTCTGGAAGCCCCCGAGAAGCTCGTTGAGTAGTCCCTTGATAAAATCGAAGACACCGGCGCCCATCAGCCGCTCTCGGAAAAGCGTCCAAGCGTTCCCGAGGAGCGTTAGCATTCCGTCCCATGTTTTAGCCGCGCCAGCAGCAGCCCCGCGAAAACGCGACGCCGGATCTTCCCAAGCCGCGATTAAATGCTGCCGTGTTTCCTCGGCCGATAGCGAGACGCCCTTTTGAAAACCGAGCATCGACAAAATGCCGGCGCGACGGAACATCGTAGCGGCTTCCGTGCCGCCGTCATACATTCGCCGTAGCGCCTGCGTCGTTGTGTCAATGCTTAGTCCGGTTGCGGCCGATATATCGGCCGCCATCTCAACCCATTTCAGCGTTTCATCGGCGCCGCCCTTAATGACCGCGCCGAACTGCGTGGCCGACGATTCGAGATCTTGGAGCTTTACTGGTAGCCGCTCGGCGACTTCCTCAAGGCCCTTGAACGCCTTTGTGCCTTCGGTGATGCTGCCGAACAGGCCGATTAGGCGCGTCTTTAGACTCTCGGATCGCGCCGCCGCATTGACGAACGACTTGGCGAGCGCGACCGCGCCGATTGCCACAAACAGCGACTTTAGAGAAAAGAGCGCTTTCTTGAGCGACTCGCCAGAAATGGAAAGCGACAGTAACGCGCTGGACGCGCGCTTCGCGGCGTTGATTAGATAGGTGGAAAGCGCCGTGCTCGCGCGGACAACGGCCGCGCCGGTGGCCGCGAGCGCCGCTTGCACGGCTCGGCCGGCGGCCGATAGGCCGAGAAACGACTTGGAGACCGCGCCGGACGCCGACGAAGTGGCCGCCGTCCGCTCGGCCATTGCAGCCAACGATTTGGCCGCATTGCTGACGGCCGCGCCGGCTTCGGCGCTGACCGTGGCAACGCGACCAACCGCTGCAGACGCAACGCTAGCTTGTGTTGCGGCGTTGTCGAACGCGGCGGCCATCTCACGACTGCCGATGGCCGCCGCGTCCGTTCCCTTAGACAGCCCCTGCAACGCCGCGCGCAACGAACCCAACGCGCGCTCGGCGCCGGCCGCATTCAGTTCGACGACTATTTTTAGAAGCTTGCTATCGCCAGCCACTATGCTACTTCCGCTTCAAAAACTTTGCCCATTCGCGCTTGTCCGCGAACTGTGCGAAGCGGTACGCCGTAGCGTCCCGCTTCATTTTATCAAGCTCGATTCGCTGGTGCTCATTTAGCGCCGCAAGAAAGTACGAATAGCCGTAGTCTAGGCATTCCGTGTGGCCAGCTTCGATGAGGACGCAAGCAAGCTGAAATAGTCCGATAGCGCCGCCGCTTTGACCTGCTCGACGATTTTTCCGATGCCTGCTCGCGTCGCTAGTCCGAAAAAAGCTTTGTTGACTTCCTTGAACTTTTCCCAAACGATCTCAAGATCGCTAGGGAGCATGTCAAGCAAAGCATCGGCCTTAAGCCCCGGAACCGCGAGCGGCAAAACCTTGTCAAGGAAATAATTTTTCAGCCCGAGAATGCTTTGGTCCTCAAGGCCTTCCATCTGGAAGATCTCAATGATCTGCCGAGGAGTTAGTTCCTTGACAACGAACGGATCATCGTAGCCGTCAATCTTAAACGTGATCTGACCGCGTGGCATTCAAAGCCTCCGTCGTTAGGTCCGCGCTTCTTCTTTTTTTTTTACGAAGAAGTCGTCGTCGAAGAGAACTCAACCGTGAAGTACGGGGAGCTTGTGTTGGACGGATCGGCGAGCCCTTCGGCCGTGAAGCTCATCGTCATCCAGTCGTCGCCGATAAGCGACATCGCACCGTTGTTAGCGATCACGCAACGATGAAACGTCCAAGTAGAGTTCTGGCCGATAGGATTATCGCTGACGAACTTCAACGAATACTCTTTGTCGGTGTTCTGCAAGCCGTAAAGGCCGGAGCCGGACAAGCTGCCCTGCAAAAAGACCGTCAAGTTTTCTGCGCAAATCTCGTCCGCGTCGAAGTTGACCGTGTACTTGGCCTGCACGACGGGGTACTTGTCGCGATTCTTCAAGCCGGACATTGAACTAAAATGTTCGAGACGCTCAACCTGCGGCTCGATCTCAATCGACGGACAATTGCCCATCGGCTTCCAATTCGGCGACGTGCTGAAATCGGCAATGTAAAGCTTGCCCTTGCCGATTGCGTAGTTGTTAGTGCTCGGGGGAATTGCCATGTTAAATTTCTCCGGTTGTGTGGTGATACTTTATAACAACGTCGACCTTGAACGCAACGTATGGATCAAAGTACTCTACGCTTGGATCTGGCCTGACCTCCGTCGAGAAGGCTTCGCCGCCCCGCGTCGGATCAGCGAGAACCTTTGACCAAATCTTATTCAACCATTCCGACATATTCTCGTCAACCTTACTTCCCGTGTCGTGGAAATACATAAACAAGGAAACAATGAGCGACGATCTGTATAGATCAGGAATGCCTTGCGAGCGCGACGAAAGCTTTTCTTCCGGCGTCGGCATTCCCGCAACAACCGCGATAACTGGAAACTGAGACCAAGAGAAAGCTTCGAGCGCCTTGTTCGTCGGGAACGAACGAACGACGGTCTTAGCGCCGGCGATGCTTTCGATATCGTCGATCAACGCTTTGACAATCGTTTCTCGCGTGCTACTCTTGATCTTCATTTTCCGAGCTTATCAATTGCCTTTTGAATAGCAGCAGAATATATCGCAACGGCCTTCTCACGATCTTCGGCCGACATACCAAAAAATTCGCGCTTCTCTTGCAAAAACGACGCCTTCTCGGCGTTCGTAATCGCGCGGCCTTTGCTGCGCCCTGGCAAGGGAAACGACGGAGACGGTCTAAAAAAGACGGCGGCCGATCGGCCATCCGGATCGACGGTATAATCAAGCGCGGCCATCATGCCGCCAGTAAAAAATAAATTGACCTTGTTGATCGGCCTGCCGTGCGCGTACCTAAACATTGCATAGCGCTTTGTGTATGGAACGAATCGATAGCCGTCAACGTCAACGCCGGCCGCCGTGCGCTTGGCGATTCGGAACTTGATAAACGCGCCGATCTGTGCGAGCGCTTTCTTGTCGAGTAGCGCGGACCTCAATCCTGAGAACGCGGACCAAATCTTGTCCACGTCTTTCAATGAGATCCGAAATAACGACGCCATCTCAACAACGCTTCAAGCGCCTCATTGGCCGGCGGATTCTTTCGTCGCCGCTGATCGAATCGTCTTCGTCCCAATCGTAAGAAATGCCCGCCGCCATCAGCGACTGCATCTCGTCCACAAAACGCTTCTCATAAAAATCACGGAACCGCTCGAATCCCGAAGCTTCCGGCGTCGCCGTCATCTCGTGTTCGTATACCAAAGCGAGCGTCTTGAAACACGACGCCCGCTTTAGCTGATCGACGTCAAGAAGATCAGGATTGAACGGCTGGTCATCTGGATCGATATCACGATCCCGAGCTTCGCTTGGATACCATCTCGTTTCAAGATACCGATCGATAATCGCCTTAGCCTCAGCGTGTTGGTTATTCCAGTTAGCAACGCCGAGACTGAGTATATCAGGACGAATCTTTTTTAGATCAGTATCTACGCTATAGTTCGCCATAGCTGAAAATTAGCTCG